CTTCAAAATTTCCCCGGAGGATATTTTTGTGGAGGTGTTTTACCTTGTTACAGTCTTAGAGTACATTAGAGATATTTCAAACTAAGTCAGTTTTGACATTCTGATATTGTGAATTCCCCTTTTTATGAGCATAAAAACTACGTAAAAACTAAAACCTTCTAACTCTAATGTACTCTCAAACTGTAACAAAGGATATTTAAAGGAGAGACATTATGGCAAAAAGTAATGGTAAAGGGTTACAAAACTCTAGAGAATTTGCTACTGCCATGTCATCGGAAGCAAGGGAATCTCAGTTATCGTCTCTTGCATACGACTTAGTTGAACAGAGAATGAGAGATGGCACAGCAACATCTCAAGAAACATGTTATTTTTTAAAACTAGCGAATCCTAACCAAAAATTGGAAAGGAAAAAGTTAGAAAAGCAGATAGAATTATTAGAAGCAAAGACTGAACAAATTCAAGCAGCAAGAAGAATGGACGAAGTCTATATGGAAGCTATTAATGCTTTCAAACTATATGAAGGAAGTCAAGACGATGGCGAGGAAGAGCTATAAAGAGCTTTCAAAGCTCAAAACTTTTGAAGAACGATTTGAATATTTGAAACTTAATGATAATAGTGTTGGAGATGATACATTCGGAAGTCACAGATATTTAAATCAAACACTTTACAAGAGTCCAGAATGGAAAAGAGTAAGAGATGAAGTCATTATTAGGGATCTTGGAAGGAACTTAGGATTAGAAGGAGAAGAAATAGGAGAAGGATCAAAAATTCTAATTCATCATCTTAATCCTATAACACAAGAAGACATAATTAATGGTAATTCATGTGTATTTGACCTAGACAATCTCATTTGTACAGATCATTCAACTCACAATGCAATCCATTATGGATCCATGGCAACAGTTAACAGGTATGTAGAACGCCAACCAGGCGATACGAGGTTATGGTAGTATGAGCACTTACGGATATTTTAAACATGACGAACTTTCTGGTTATGCTATAGCTCATCATGGTATCAAAGGTCAAAAGTGGGGCGTTAGACGTTATCAGAATGAAGATGGTTCTCTTACTGAAGCTGGTAAGAGACGTTATATAGATTCAAATGGAAATCTTAAATCTTCTGCATATGGTAGTTTATTAGGTCCACGAATAGATACAAGTAAATATTATGATTATGTTAGAAAAGAAATAGCTTCAAAAGAAAAGAATGCAAAAAAACTTTCTTCTAAAGAAAAATCATCATTTACAAATAAAGCTATTAATAGTATTGAAAAAACTATTAAAAATTATGGGGATAATGCATTTAGTTGGGAAGATGTTTATTGGCATGTTGAAGATAATGCTAATGATTTATCTTCAACGGAAAAAAATGTTTTAATAAATGACATAATTGAAGGGCTAAAGAAAAAAGGATACTATAATTACGATTAAAAAAAAGGAGACTTTAAATCATGAGTGTTTACGGATATTATACAAAAGATTCTGAACTCTATCATCACGGTATCAAAGGTCAAAAGTGGGGTATAAGACGTTTTCAGAATTCCGACGGTTCTTTAACATCTGAAGGAATGAGAAGATATGGAGTATATTCTCAACATAAACAAATAGCTAATAAATTTGATTCGATGACTAATAAAATGTCTAAGAATAAATCACTTTTAAAAGATAAAGCTTTTATGGATGAGTATAAAAAAGCAGGAGCTGATTGGGAAAATGAATTAAAGAAGTATAAAGATAAAGATTATAGAAAATCTATAAAAACTGGTAAAAAACTTGAAAAACATTTGTCTAACAGTATTACAGATAAAGTTTTAAAAGGTGAAAAAGTTGGACTTAGTAATAAAAAATATGTAAATGTTGGAAAAAGTTATGAAAAGAAAAATGGAACATATAAACATCCTAAAACAAGAGAAGATGCAATAGATATTATTAAATATGATAGAGATAAAACACAGAAGAATGGATCTGGATTTGGAGGAACCTTTTATGAATCAGGAAATATATTAAATCCAACCCATCAATTAATATATCACTACTCAGATAAAAATGGCAATATTGCTTTATCATATTGCAGGGTCCCAGGTTATGGGGATATTTATGTTAAAGGTTTTGGAAATATTAATGACATTGATATGAATAAATTTAAGAAACCTCCAAAGAAAATAGAAGATTAAAAGAAGGACAAAACTATGGCACTTTCAAACACAGAGTGCCCTTACTACTATGGTCTCTTCAGAGATGCAGTAATTCGAGGAGAGATACCAGTATGTGAAGAAATTTCACTAGAGATGAATCGAATAGATGAGCTTATTGCAAATCCATCTATTTATTATGACAGGAATGCAGTAGAAGGTTACATTGCATTCTGTGAGAATGAATTAACGCTTACAGATGGTTCAGATCTTAATCTACTCGATACATTCAAACTCTGGGCAGAACAGATATTTGGTTGGTATTACTTTACAGAAATGTCCGTATACCATCCAGAACTTAAAAAGTATGTCCAGAAGTATGTTAAGAAAAGATTAGTTAATAAACAATACTTAATCATAGCGAGATCAGCAGCAAAGTCTCTTTATGGCAGTAGTATTCAAGATTATTTTCTTAATGTAGATAGAACAACGACACATCAGATTACCACTGCTCCAACAATGAAGCAGGCAGAAGAAATTATTACACCAATAAAGACCGCTATGATTCGTGCTAGAGGTCCTTTATTTAAATTTCTTACTGAAGGTAATATTCATAACACTACTGGATCAAAAGCACTCCAGGCAAAGTTAGCATCAACTAAAAGAGGTATTGAAAACAGACTTACAGGTAGTTTACTTGAAATTAGACCTATGTCTATTGATAAATTGCAGGGTCTACAGATTAAATGTGCAACTGTTGATGAATGGCTTTCTGGAGATGTTAAAGAAGATGTAATAGGAGCCATAGAACAGGGTGCAGCAAAAGTAGAAGATTACTTGATAATTGCAATGTCATCGGAAGGTACAACAAGAAATGGTGTTGGAGATTCCATCAAAATGGAATTGTACAAGATATTAAGAGGAGAGTATTACAATCCTCACGTTTCTATTTGGTACTATAAACTTGACAACATATCAGAAGTAAATGATCCACCTATGTGGCTCAAAGCACAACCAAATCTTGGAAAGACAGTTCAATGGGAAACTTATCATCAGGAAGTTGAAAGAGCAGAACATTCTCCTTCAGCTCGAAATGATATTTTAGCTAAAAGATTTGGTATTCCTATGGAAGGAACTTCTTATTTCTTTACATATGAAGAAACAATTCCAAAACCAAAGAAAGATTATTGGAAAATGCCTTGTGCACTTGGAGCGGATCTTTCTCAAGGAGACGACTTCTGTGCATTTACGTTTTTGTTTCCATTACCGCAAGGGATATTTGGAATTAAAGTAAGAAGTTACATAACAGAAACTACAATGATTAAATTAGCTCCAGCTATGCGACAAAAGTATGAAGAATTCCTTGCGGAAGGAACTTTAGTCGTAATGGATGGTAGCATTCTTGATATGAACATTGTATATGAAGATCTTGCCGAATTTATTGACAGGATGTCATACGATGTTCAAACATTAGGTTACGATCCTTATAATGCAAGAGAATTTATTACACAATGGGAAATTGACAATGGACCTTATGCTATTGAAAAAGTTAAACAAGGTAGCAAAACAGAGTCAGTTCCTCTTGGCGAATTAAAGAAATTATCTGAAGACGGTCTTCTTTGGTTTGATGAAAAACTCATGCAGTTTGCAATGGGTAACTGCATTGCATTAGAGGATACAAACGGTAATCGTAAGCTATATAAGAGAAGAAGAGAAGAAAAGATTGATAATGTAGCCGCTCTTCTTGATGCATTTGTGGCTTACAAATTAAATAAGGATTTGTTCTAAAAGCAGCTTTCTCGTTCACTTGCTTTCAGACATATTCATAGTGGAAGGCTAGGAGATGTTGAAAGATATTTCTTAGCCTTCACCTCCTTTCCTAGTAACGCTTGTTATCTCCAATACACGAAGGTTCTGCTTTCTTGCTATTGGGTTTAACATAAAGACCTTATGGATAGTTTTAGTATACCCAAAGTAATTTCTAAGACTATCCTAGCGCTCTTTGAGGATAAGACAATGTACGGATATTTAATTCATCATGGTATAAAAGGCCAAAAGTGGGGAATAAGAAGATTTCAGAATGAAGATGGATCGCTTACTGCTGAAGGCCGAGCAAGATACGGATATACAGTTTCTACTCCTAAAAAAGATATATCAAAATTAAGTGATTCTAAAAAACTTAAGCTTGCCAAAAAACAATACGCTAAAGATTTACGTCGTGCCGGTTCATGGAATACTGATCAAGTGGTAGAAGATTTTACTAGATTAAGAGAAAATGACGATCTTAAAGAATGGGGAAATAATAAAGAATTTAAAGCTGATATGAAAAAAGCATATCAGAAATATGTTGATTATGAGAAAAAAGGTGGTTACGGTCCAGATTATCAGGATGAATTATTAGCTCCACTTTACAAAAAATACCCAAAAGCAAAAGATATTTTAGATGGAATGTCATTTTGGGAGGCATCAAGTGATCCATTTAATAGTAAAGAGCAAACATTATTTAAAGATGATCCTTCCGAATTTATACATGATAATTGGATAAGAAATTTATGGAATAATGATTATTACTATGAATCAAGTCAAGAAGATATAGATAAGGCTTATAATATTGTAAGAAAAGCAGCAATTAATGAAATGACAAAAGAGTATGCAAAGATTTATGGTCAAAGCACAGTCGATAAAATGTTTTCAGAAAAACCATCTGAAAAATCGAAGAAATCTGGAAAGAAGGTTGCTGGAACAGCACTTGCAGCAATTGGCTCATTATCAGTAGCCGCTGGTATATATGGATTATCTCGTTTAGCGAATAAATCTTCAACTAAAAGCATGAGCCAGTTAAATGAAGAAATAAAGAAATCATTAGAAGAGGATTAAATCATGGCAAAAATGCTTTACGGATATTTAATTCATCATGGTATAAAAGGCCAAAAGTGGGGAATAAGACGCTTTCAGAATTCTAATGGAACACTTACTGCTGAAGGCCGTGCTAGATATGGTAAAGCTAATTCATTTGGCGATATTAAAAAAGTTTCTAAATCTATTTATAAACAAAGCGTTTCAGACTTTAAGCAGCATAATCCAGATGCTACTTTAAAAGAAAAGCAGAATTACAAAAAGGGTCTTAATAAAGATATTAGAGAACTTGAAAATAGATTTATTGCCAAGAATCATAAAAAGTTTAAGCCTTCAAAAGATAATGTCGAAAACACAGTATTAGATACAATAGGCATCATAGGTGGTTTAGCAACGGATGTTGGTGGGATATTTGCTGCAACTCCAGTTGGATTAGGAGTAATGTCGGCTGGTCTTACTGCAAGCGCATTAACTTTAGGAGCGAAAATGGCAGATGGTGCTCTTGATAAAATTAAGAATAAACGAATTGAAGAAGCTTTAGATTTATATGGTGAGAAGGAGGATAAGAAATAATGTCAACATATGGATATTTAGCTCACCATGGAGTTAAAGGTCAAAAGTGGGGAGTAAGAAAACAAGTTCCGACATCTGGAAGAACTCGTGCTTCAGTTAGGCCTTCTCCTGATAAAAGAAAAGCTATAGCAATTGCAGCAGTAGCAACATTAGCAACAGCTTCGGCTGTAGCAGCTGGAGTTGGAATAGCAAAGAATCCAGAAGCTGTTGGTAGAGCTTTAACTAGTATTGGAGGAGCATTCGCTAAAGCACCTAAGCAAAAGATATTATCTGCTACGAGCAAATCTCTTGGTAAAGCAAATGCAAAAGCCTCTGCTAAATTTATGAAAAAAGAATTAAGAAAACAATCTATTAAATCAATTCCTGGAAAAGTTAAAAGCGGAGCAGTAAAAGCAGGTAAAGGTGTTAAAAAGATTGCAGGAAACACTGCAAGAGGAGTTTGGGGTGGATTAAAAGAAGGCGCTAAAGAATTTGCAAATGAAAAGAATATTAGACAAACAGTTAAGTCTTCTACTCTTAGAGGTGCAAATACAGCTTTAGGTGCATTGATATGTGGAAGTATTGGACTAGGCGTTAAAACTGGAATTTCTGGTCAAGCTCCAACTCGTCAGGAAGTAACTTCGTATCTTACAACCAATCCAAATAAGAAAAAGAAATAAAGGAGAATAGAGATGTCAGCATGGGCTTACTTTA